TGTATCGGCAAATCAATCATGGAAAATCACAGCACCCTAAAAAGTGCCGTTGAAGACTTGGAGAGTATCAAAGCAAAAACTGATTTTATGATTAACAATTTAACAGGAGTAAAAAACAATGACTGATGTAAGGAGCAGACCACAAACCGAGGATGAGAAGGAAGTGCAACAAAGTATAACTGAAATTATGACCGACTTGCAAAAATGGATGGATGAGAATTTCACCGATTTACAAATTCCTTCTAAGGTTGCCTTAATGGGTGCTTTNAATGAATTGTCCTTTAATGTNACCGAGCATGTTTCTAGCTTATTAATGGAACTGGACAAGGAGATAAAGGCAGATAATGACAAGTTATCAAATGAAGACTTTGCAAAAGTGAAGGCTTATGCTGAGAGCTTGCACAGAAAGAAACAAGGTAAGCAAGACGACTAATAATTGCCTACTTCAGGATTTTCCCCTGTAACCCCCTTTGATTAATTTCTTAGGGGGTTTTTTCTTGACCCAGTAAACAAATCAAACTAACTTGAATTTATAACCAATTACAGGAGAAAAAAAACATGGTTAAATTTAATAAAAATGAAATGGACGAGTACACTTCAACATTATTTTCGAGGTATCTCTACCGTAATCTTGGCATAACTGTTACAAGGTGCGAACCAATAAGAGATGCAGTTGATAGACTTCACACTGCTTTCGCTTATTGTGATAGCCACAATAGAAGAAAACTTGAAGACATAACTGTTAAGGAATTAGTTGCAGTGTTCGGTGCTCTGGAAGATATGAACGATTTCGATTATTTCACAGGGGAAGAGAAAGACCACCTTTTAAGAATACAGGACGGCTTACGATATAAAAATAAGAAGTATGCTATTGCAATAGAAAACGGCTTGCTTTCTGCTGATAGTGATAAACCATTTAACAGGATTATCCCTTTAAAAAAGGTAAAGTAAAAACCTACTTTTAGTTATCCCTCCCCCTAACCCCTTGTATTAATTTGCAGGGGGTTTTTCTTTGCCTTGAATAATCCCTAACCTATTGATTATATAATTGATAATGCCCAGTACCCCCTTTATATCTTGTTGAAAAGGTACGCCCTACCCCACGCCATACAGCAACAAAAAAACAACTTGGCAAAATACAATCCGTTATTTTGTCATTCATATGGTAAAAAAAAATCTTTATTAACACATCTATGTCTAACTTTTAAGAGTAAACCGAAAACCACAAAACACGCACTGAAGACATAATATATATTATGCGCAAAAAGACCCTGAGAAAACCAAGGTGGGCGCAGGCAAGCGACACTAGGGGGGGAGTACACTTACGTATACACAGATGCCAGATTTTTATTAATTTTTAGTTAGTTGAGAATGAGTCGCAATAAGTTTTGCCTACCTTTATATAGGGACATAAAAAAACCCCCAGTCAGAAACTGAGGGATATTAAAAGCCTACCTATATATAGTATTAACCCTGGGGGGTTAACCCCAGTATACATGTAAATATCAATACTGTCAAGTAGTAAATTTTTTTTTGTGTTGACAAAATGCAACATTAGTTCTATAATAAGGTACATGAAGGGGGTTACCTCGAGAGGTAGTATATGTAACCCATTAAGAGCTTGCAAGCCTTAGGAAGATGCAACGTTTTTCTCTACCTCTCCTCACCCTTCTGTAGGCATTTAATCAATAAACAATTAGGAGATATAGAAGTGGCAATACGTAGTATAAAAGGCAATGTAGATAAAGCAAAGAAATCAATGAAAGGTAAGCATAAGTTTGACGCAGCAGATAAAGCTGCAAATAAACTAAGCCCTAGAGAACTAGAAATATATGAAATGGGATTGGCTGACCGTACCAGTAAAATGTTTGATAGATATGAGGCTAATAAAAAAGGTCCTAGAAAAAGAAAACCAAAAACAGGACCTATGAGAGCAGGAAAAATGGGCGGAGGTAAAATCTACGCATCTATGAATAAGAAATACGGTGGTGGAATCTACCCAAGAAAAGGTAAATCTTAATGAAAAACAAAGGATTAAAAGCTTTAGCAAAAGAAAGACCTGATGTAGTAAAGAAAATGGGCTTTGACCCACAGAATCTTAAAAAAGGTAGCAATGTATGCTCTAATAGACAGAAGATGATGATGGGCGATGCTGTAAAAGGATATACTACCGAAAATAAAAGATACGGTGGCGGAGTACCTAATCCTCGTAAGCCTGATGATACTATGGTCTAATGGCTAGAAAGAAAGAAAACCCTATACGTAAGACTACAAAAGGTAAAGGGGCTAACTATCGACCTACTAAGAAGGGTGCAGGTATGACCAAGAAGGGTGTAAAAGCCTACAGAAAGGCAAACCCTGGTTCTAAATTAAAGACAGCCGTTACTGGCAAAGTAAAAAAAGGCAGTAAAGCAGCAAAAAGACGTAAGTCTTACTGTGCAAGATCATTGGGACAACTGAAAAGAAGTTCTGCTAAAACAAGAAATAACCCTAATTCACGTATTAGGCAAGCAAGAAGAAGGTGGAAGTGCTAATGGAAAGAATACATAAAACAAATTTAAAAACTATTAAATATCCTCTAGTTGACATAAGAAAAGGTCTTAAAAAGAAATACAGAGGTACTGATTACAAACTCGATAGAACAAAAATGAAAGTTAGTTATAGACGAGGTTCTTACAGAGGTGTAGAACATTTGTTACGTAGGTATAACTAATGGCAGCTAAAAAGAAAACAAAGAAAAAAACAAAGAAGAAGGGTCCTACACCTACAAACCCTAAACTATATGCTTCTGTAAAAGCAGCAGCTAAAAGAAAATTTAAGGTTTACCCTTCAGCATATGCAAATGCATGGCTAGTTAGAGAATATAAAAAACGTGGCGGAGGCTATAAGTGAGCCTAAAAGAATGGTTTGGTAAGGGACCAAAAGGAGACTGGGTAGATATAGGAGCCAAAAAGAAAGATGGTAAATTTCAATCCTGTGGTAGAAAATCAGCTAAAGGTTCTAAAAGAAAATATCCTAAGTGTGTTCCTAGAGCACAGGCAAACAATATGTCTAAAAGCCAAAGGGCTAGTGCTGTAAAACGTAAAAGATCAAAAGCTCAAGGAGTAGGAGGTAAGCCTACTAACGTTTCTACCTACGCTAAAAAGGGTGGAGTAATGAAATACATATCACAAAACAAAAGATACGCTAATGGCGGTAAGGTATATCCAAGATAATGTTAACACCACAACGTAAAAAATCACAAGAATTAACAGAAAAACAACAAAATTTTCTTGACGCATACTTTGCGGAAGGAGAAAAAACCTTTGGGAATATCACCCAAAGTCTATTGCAAGCAGGCTATTCGGAGTCCTCAAGGTCTTCAGTATCGAAAGCTATGCGACCTCACATTATAGACAGAGCAAAAGAGTTGCTAGCAACGACAACAGCCAATGCAGTAGGACAGATAAAGGATGCTTTATCAGGAACAACAGAAGAACCAATAGCTAGACAGAAACTTAGGTTTGAAGCAGCAACTGACATACTTGATAGATGTGGTATATCTAAACGACAAGAAGTAGTAACAGAAAACAAACATGTACATGCTGTTGTTTTGTTACCTGCAAAAAAAGCAGAAGAGTTAGAACTATCAGATGTAGAGGCTGAAGCACTTGGAAACACCTAAGAAAGGAAGACCTAAACTCAAAGAAGGAGAAAAAGGTCGATATAGATTATCAGCTAAAGAAAAAGCTCGTAGAGCTGCCCTAGCCCAGTTGAGGTATAGGGATAAAAAAATTAAGAAACACAAGAACCAACTATCGAGGCAGAAACAATTAAAGAAAGAGAAGATAGAGAAGTTCAAACACTTGGACAAGGCGATACAAGGGAAAGCTGCAATGACAGAGGATGTACTTGCAGATGCTCCTGCAGCAGTGAAAGAGCTTGTTGCAGAACAGGAAGTAGCCTTCAAACCGAATCCAGGTCCACAGATGGAGTTCTTAGCAGCACCTGAACGTGATGTTCTTTATGGTGGTGCAGCAGGTGGAGGTAAATCATATGCCCTACTTGCAGACGCATTGAGATATGCCCACAACCCAAATCATAGAGGGTTGCTTCTCAGAAGAACATTGGGCGAACTAACAGAGCTTATAGACAAAAGTAGGCAATTATATAAGAAGGCTTTCCCAGAAGCTATATTTAGAGAAAGTAAATCGACTTGGGTATTCCCATCAGGGGCTACGATTTTATTTTCATATTTAGACAGAGACACAGATGTTACAAGATATCAAGGACAAAGTTTTAACTGGATTGCAATTGATGAAATCACGCATTACCCAACTCCTTACGTATGGGAGTACCTTCGTTCAAGACTCCGTACTACGGATCAAAGCATTGTACCGTACATGCGTTGCACAGCTAACCCAGGTGGAATGGGCGGTTGGTGGGTTAAAAAGATGTATATTGATGCTGCCGAGCCAAATACGCCTTTTTGGGCTAAAGATGTTGAATCAGGTACTATCCTCAGATACGGAGCCTCAGCCCAAGAAAAAGCAGGAAAACCCCTCTTCCAAAGAAGATTCATCCCTGCAAGACTAACAGATAACCCCTATCTTATAGCTTCAGGGGAATATGAGGCTATGTTGTATTCTCTACCAGAAGTAGAGAGAAGAAGATTATTAGAAGGAGACTGGGATGTTACAGATGGTGCAGCGTTTGCTGAGTTTGATCGTTCAGTACATGTTGTTGACCCCTTTGAGATTCCTAGGTCTTGGGCTCGTATTAGGGCTGCAGACTATGGTTACTCTAGTCCTTCTTGTGTTTTATGGGGTGCTGTCGATTATGATGGTAACCTATGGATATATAGAGAGCTTTACGGAAAAGGTTACACAGGAGAAGGGTTAGCAGAAAGGATTATGGAACTAGAGTATGATGATCCTACTATGCAAACAGCAGTATTAGACGAATCATGTTTTAGTAGAACAGGGCATGGTTTAAGTATAGCAGAATCCATGAATAGATTTAACTTAAGATGGATGGCTTCTAACAGAGACAGACTGGCAGGTAAGATAGAGATGCATAAACGTTTAGGTAAGAACGATATGGGAGAACCTAGACTTAGAATATTTAATCACTGTAGCCAGTTAATAAGAACTTTACCTACACTACCTCTAAGTAAAACAAACCCAGAGGATGTAGATACAAAAGCAGAGGATCATGCTTACGATGCTTTAAGATATATGTGCATGACTAGGTTGGTAAATAGTCCTTACTATCATCCTAGGTTTAGAAAGCCTAAAGAGTTTGATAGGTATGAAGTACAGGACCCTATATTTGGATATTAATTTTTAACAACAAAAGGAGATGAAAATGCCGTTATATGGAAAATATAAACAAGGTGATCTTGGCATGGAAAACGAAGCACAACTTTCTAGAGAAAAAATGGAAAGTTGGGTTAAGACAAAGTATTCCCACGCTGAAGAATCCTCTGTTAACGAAAAAAGCCTTTCAGGTAAGAATCAAGTAGATTCTAACTTTAATGCTTTAGCTGATCAAAAAGACTACTAAAATGGCTGAGATAGGTGAACTAATAGGCACTGGCGAACAGAAAGATATTACCGATGAGGAAATGTCTGGTTTAGCAGGCTATATACGATCAAAGTATAAACAAGCAGAAGATGGTCGTTTAGCTGACGAACAACGTTGGTTACGTGCTTACAAAAACTATAGAGGTACATCAGAAGATAGTGAAGACTATAGGCAATCAGAACGTTCTAAAGTTACTGTTAAGATAACAAAAGTAAAAGTGCTTGCTGCTTTTGGGCAGCTAGTAGATATACTTTTCTCTAATGGTAAGGTTCCAATTTCTGTAGACCCTACCCCTATGCCTGAAGGTATAGAAGAGTTTGTTCACCTAGAAACACCAGTAGATCAACAATTAGATCAAACAGACCCTTATGGGTTTGAGGGAGATGGTAGAGAATTACCTGCAGGAGCCTTACAGGCTACAGAACCTAAAGAAGAACAACAAGAATTAGAATTAGGTCCATATGAAAAAGATATGGCTGAAGCTAATCTTGCTGCAGGACCATCTAATATGGGAGAACCACAGCTATCTCCTGCCAAGGAAGCAGCTCGTAAAATGGAGAAACTAATCCATGACCAACTACTAGATGCTTCAGCAGTTTCCGAACTCAGAAAAGGTATCTTTGAACAGTGTCTGTTAGGTACAGGTATTGTTAAAGGACCGTTTAACCACAATAAAGTAATACACAAATGGTCTAAAGATGATGATGGTACTAGATTCTATGACCCACAAGACAAGTTAGTACCTAGATTAAATGCTGTTTCTTGTTGGGATTTATACCCTGACCCTTCTGCTGTAAGCCTAGATGATGCAGAATATGTAGTAGAACGTCATAGAATGAACAGATCACAGCTACGTGACCTTGCTAATAGACCATTTTTTGACAAAGATGCTATAGAAGCATCACTATATATGGGCACACAGTACGAAGAAAGGTATTTTGAGCATGATTTATATGCGGATAATGACCCTACATACAGTGAAGGTCGTTATGAAGTATTAGAATATTGGGGTGTTTTAGATGCTAAAATGGCTAAAGAAATACAATTAGACATACCAGAATCTACATCTGACCTAGATCAAGTACATATTAATGCTTGGATTTGTGGTAATGAAATACTAAGAGTAGTTCTTAACCCATTTGTGCCAGAAAGATTACCATATCAAGTTGTACCTTACGAAAAGAACCCATATAGATTCTTTGGTATAGGTGTAGCTGAAAATATGGAAGATGCACAGCTCCTTATGAATGGACATGTACGTATGGCTATTGATAATTTAGCATTAGCAGGTAATCTTATTTTTGAAGTAGACGAAAACATGATGGTTCCAGGACAGTCTATGGATATATACCCTGGAAAGATATTTAGAAGACAGTCAGGTGCTCCTGGTACAGGTATTACAGGAATTAAGTTTCCAAGCACTGCTGTAGAAAATTTACAAATGTATGATAAGGCAAGACAACTTGCTGACGAAGAAACTGGTATACCAAGTATAAGTCACGGACAAACAGGTGTGACTGGTACTGGTCGTACTGCATCAGGATTATCTATGTTGATGGGTTCTGCCTCTTTAGGTATTAAGACCGTAATCAAAAACATAGATGACCACCTTCTAAGACCTTTAGGAGAAAGTATGTTCATGTGGAATATGCAGTTTTCTGAAGACGAAGAAGATGTAATGGGTGATTTGGAGATCAAGCCTAAAGGTACATCGTCTGTAATGATGAAAGAAGTAAGATCACAAAGGTTAACAATGTTACTACAAACTGTAACTAACCCTATGCTTGCTCCTTTTGTTAAATTACCTACGTTGATTAAAGAGTTAGCTATAGCTCAGGATATGGACCCTGACGAATTAGTTAACGACATGAACGAAGCACAAATATTTGCTGAAATGCTGAAAGGATTGAACAATGGACAAACAACTGGCGAAGAGGCTACTGCCCCTAGTGAACAACAAGGACCAATGGGAGCCCCTCAAGGAGTTCCTGCAGGAGCAAATCCTGCTGACCCATCAGGCGTTGGTGGTGGCACAATCGGAACAGGAACTACGCCAACTCCAGGGGAAGGCGGCTTCACTGGGAATGTTACTCCAATTACAGGACAGGGTGAGGGCGGAAGCTAAAAGGGATGAAAACACCTAAAGAACATACAGAATTACTAAAACTTAGAGAAGGTTTTGTTGGTAGTGTTTATAACGATTCTACCAATAATCCCACAATAGGGTATGGTCATAAAATAAAAAAAGGTGAAAATTTTACAACTTTAACTGAAGAGCAGGCTAACGAACTATTTATGCAAGATTATCTTAATGCACAACAAGGTGCTGATAGAATAATTCAAGAATTTAAAATACCTGCGGAAGATAATGTTAGAAATGCTGTTACAGGTGCTGTATTTCAATTAGGTGAAGAGGGTTTTAAAAAATTTAAAAAAACTATAGCTTTTTTACAGCAAGGCAATTTTGAAGAAGCTGCAAAAGAAGCTAAAAATTCTGATTGGCATAAACAGACTCCTGTAAGAACTTCTGATTTTGAAAATTTATTATTAAATAAACAAAAAGGCGGTTTNATAGACATGGAAGAAGGCGGAGAAGTACCAAGCCTTACATCTGCAGTCTTACCTAACGAAACAGTAGAATCAACTCTTACTGATAATATTCCTAGTGCAGATACAGTAGATACAGAACAAGGTTTTTATGCAGATAATCCTGCTCCTGGGGAATCTCTTGAAGATTTTGAAATAAGGACTAGAAAGTATACAACTCATGAACAAAAATTAGAACTTGCAGACACCAGTTCTTTCAGACCACCAGAAGGTTACGTAAGCCCTAGAGTATCTACATCTTTTGCAGACATATTAGGAGCTCAACAAGGTACTGGTACTG